CGGGCGCAGGCTGAGGAACAGGCGCAGGCTGAGGAACAGGCGCAGGCTGAGGAACGGGCGCAGGCTGAGGAACAGGCGCAGGCTGAGGAACAGGCGCAGGCTGAGGAACAGAGGGATTGTTAATCATGGAAAGACCTGCAATCTGCTGTGCGGTAAAACCGGCTTTTGCAAGGGTCAGAATTTCGTCAGGCTTAAACATTTATTTCACCACCCTTACAGCGGAAATAGGATTGCCGTTCTCGTTCCACGTCACATCATAGGTGCCCTCGGGAACTTCAACCCGAACCGTTTTACCGGCGTTCTCCTTATTAAACCGCATATAATCATGCAGTCGCTTTACTTCAGGGGCAGGCTCGCCCTGCTGGAAACCCTCTTTCATTTCCTGTTCCGTCCAGCCCTCCGGGCGGTTTCCCTCAAGGTGGAAATCAAACCCGGCCTGCTTCAGACGCTCGTTAATGAGATCATAGCTTTCGCCATGTGCAAGGCCCTGCTTAATGATTTCAGTTGCTTTCATGTTTTCCATATTATTTTCTTCCTTTCTTTAAATAGATCAAAATGACGTGTGCCACGTTGCGGCTTGAACATACCTGCCGCCGCTCGTGGTCAAGGTATACCTGAGAACTGCCGCCGCAGTCAAGCATAACGGCATCTTGCCATCCGTAGCTTTCAAGCAGCTTTGCAAGCTGTTCCGGCGTTTTCCGTGCTCGTGATCCGTCCTTTGACGCATACAAGCATAGCCGCTTCTGCCCGTTGACGTACTTTGTACCGATAGCCGTTCTTCCACGCCTGCCGCCTTGTGCAACGTTATAGATCGGCTTTTTGATTGCTTTCCCGTCCATCAGGATATGACTGCAAGCAATGAAATTTTCCCACGCTTCATTGGGGACTAAATCAAAATGAAAACTGTTTGCGTTGTAGTTGTCCCAGAGATAACCACGATACAGGTCTTTCCCATGGTACAGCGTTACACCGTTCCGGCGCAGAGGGCAAACAGGGTTGCCGTTCCTCATATTATATAAGGTGCCGTTAATTGCATAGTCTGCGCCGGTTGCGCTGATAATGGCTGATAGGGATTTCCGCTTTCGTGTTCGTGGATTTGGTTTGTTCAGGTAGATTTCAATTTTTTCAATGTCATCCAATGGGATTGAAACGGCTACTTCATTCTCTTTCTTCGCTGACATGGCCGACACGCTCCTTTAAGAGTGATACAACCTCTTTCAAATCTCGCAGTGCTTCGGTATTCTCCTTGACAACTTCCGTCCAGCGCTCACTTTCTGCGGCGTGGCTCTCCCTCTCCTTGTTCTGCATCCAGAACATAACGCCTACACAGACGATAGGAAAGCCCAGATTGCTGACAAGCTGTGTTACGGTTGCGACATCCATTTGCATTTCCTTTCCGCCGGATAATAATTTAGAGTAAGGGTTTCTTGCGGTAGTCAACCGCTTGCATCAGCTTCCGGCTGTGACTTTATGCAACCCTTACTCTAATATAAGAGTAGCTTATTTCAAATACTTTGTCAAGTAGTGTTCCGCTAAATATTCTTCAAAAGTTACCTTATTTTTCATATATGCGTCCCACAGCCAGCCATACATACGCTTAAAGCGCTGTATATCTGCTTCGCTGTCAGTGTAGCAAGGTGGACTGCCGGACTTGTGCAAGGAAACATAATAGGTGCCGTCTGACTTGTGCCGATACACGCAGATTTTAGAGATTGCGCAAATAGGGATAAATTCTTTTATAGGTCTGCTCCGAATGTTTCCGAAATCGTTAAATGCAAATTTGTTTTCCAGTGCCATTTCAGAAAAGCGTGTGCCCTCCGTAGCCTTGTAAAGTACGGTGTTCCGCTTTTCGTCCGAAATGGGCGAATGTTGAAGCATATAGAGACATATACCTCGCTTGTTGTCTTGATAGACTTCTTTGCCCTTGGCTAACATAGCGTTTGCCGTCTTAACAAGGTTGAAACCTACAAACACCGGGTTAGCTACATCGTTAGCGTTGGCGAGACAAAGCAACTGAACCGGCTTTTTTCCTTGAAGCTCCCGGTTTCTGTTGACAGTTTCATAGCAGTTCATCAGCGCTTCAAACTCGTTTTTAATTGGGCGCTCGTGCCGTTCCGGTATAAATTCGTCAAAGATCATCAGGTCAACGTCAGAAGCGTCAAACCCTCGAATGTTTGAAAACGTTGATAGCGCGGCTGAATATCCCAACGGCTTACCCTGCTGTATCTGCTTGCCGTCCTCGTCTACCTTATAAAAATAAAAGGCGCTGTTGTACTTCGTAACAGGCGAGGACGTTATCAAGATGTTTTGATCCTCGCATATCCGCTTGAATGGGGAAAACTCCGGTTTTGTGATAATGTCGGCCTGTGCCTGTGTTCGCCGGATCAACAAGAAAGTTCGTGGGACTTGGATGGATTCTAACAGACTGCCGTAAGTTTTGCCGGTGGCTCGCCCTCCAACTGCAAAGTTAAAGGGCAAGCCACGCTCAAGCAATCCGTGAACATCTAAATAGCCGCTATCAAGATATATGCGGCTCATGGGTTACACCAAAGTGCAGGTGATGAACTCCCGGCCTGCCTTGCTCTGTCCGCTGATAACCTCAATGGTGTAATCCTCGCCGTCCATCAGAGCAGCGATATTCTGGAAATCACGCTTAAAGGTATCGCTGTTGGTGGCGCAGACGCCGCCGTCCTTGTCCATGATCGACAGCACTTCAACTTCCTTTCCGTCCTTGTTCACGTCACTGTAAATGCAGTAGGCGGTAACGTCAATCTGAACGCCGATGAAATCTTTCATCTTCTTGATAGCCGGGTCAAGGGTCAGCTTGTAGCTTTCACGCTTGGTCAGTTCCTTGCTGGTCTTAATGATAGTCATAGTTTTGTTCTCCTTTAAATTTATTTACCACGGTGTTCCCGTTGGTTACTTGTATAGTTCGATTTGAAGCGTATTATCTTCCATATAGCGAACTCTCATAAGTCTACCATCTCCATATTGATAGGTTACACCCATAAGCGTTCTTTTGTTAATGCCCGTAAGTGCATTATTCAAATCTTCGAACATTTCTGCGGTGAAAAAATAATCTAAGTCGTTTGGCTTTGTCCAACTTTTTTCATTCATATTCATACCTTATTTCTGTCAGTAGCCGCTTATAATCGGCTGTTAGTCCTAACGTATAAGTGCTATGCCGTAGACAGACATTAGCCGTAATTTTACAGGTGCGTCCCTCTGCTTCATAGTCTCTTGCGTCGTAGGCCGGAAGATCATTGTAGATTGCTTCAAGTCCTCCGGCTTTGACAAAGGTAAATCCCTCGTGAAAGGCTGTAATTCCTCCGTGCGCTTCAAGTTCTTCACCCCCTTTCTTTTTCTCAACTCCAGCAATAGTGCAGATCAGTTTGCTATCCGGTGTTTCACGGTAAACATACTTTTTTGCGCCCATTGTCCGAAATTCGCACATATCATGCTCTTGCTCGTATACGCCCATGTAGTGTGTAATCCCTGCCGGATCGGTGGCGTATGCTCCGCTGTTGCGGCTGTCTTTAATGCGTTCCCGGTTGAATTTGTCCAGATTGATTTCCCCTAAGTATTTAACGCTGTCAGTATCGCAATAGACAAATTGCGGGGCATTGGGATCATCTGGATCTCCATGGGCGAGCCTGATACCCTCCTCAAGTCTATATCTTGCCCATGCTGTCACCCATACGCCCCACTGATACGCAAGGAACGCCTTTCGGTTATATGCTAACAGTAAACTGGCTTCATCCTCGTTCTGTTCTTTAAAGTCATTATCTATAAATAGGATCGACTGCTTTACAGGGTCTTGTGCGCACATTCCATAAAGTGAGTTTAGCTTGTTCTTTGACTTCATGTATAGAAGTTCCTGATCGTCAACGTTTTTTAGCTCTGTCTTGTAGTGGTAGTATTGGCAGATCGTTTTTATTAGCGGCTTAGGCAAGTAGCCATAACGGGCGGTTGCTACATCGTAAAATTTCATATCCGTCCATGCGTACTCACTTAGTAAAATTTTCAGATCTATGTCTGTTATAGTGGTTTCCAGATAGTCAGCGGAAATAATTCTACCATTATCAAGCAGTGCGTTTTCAACGTGTCTACATTTGGATAATGATAGATAGGGACAACCCCAATCAACCCGTTGCAGGTGTGCGCCGGTGATTGCTACACGCATGATACATGCTTTTTGACGCTTGCCTAACATCTTGATAACTTCATCAAACGGCACATCGCCCAGGCGGTAAAACTCGCTTACCGGGAATTTACAGTTGCACATTACATCCGGGTAACTGCTGGATCGGTCTGCGCTGTGAACATTGTGCAAGGTGTAATTTGCATAGTATCTGTTTGCATGGGTGTTACCTCCCCGGAACGCTTCCCTAAGCATCTTGTATATCTCAAAGTCTGGTAGCTGTCCCTTAACGAAATTGTAAGAAACTTCTGCCATTGCTTTCTTAGCATCACGGCGAACATAGCCAGTTGACGTTAGCGGAAATGTGTATAAATTATCTCCGTCATGCTCCATTTCAATCTGGATCGCTTCTGTTAAGCCTTGCACATCATGTATGCAATAAGCTAATTCCTGTTCGGTCAGTTCTGTCCATGGATAGCGTACTTTGTCATAGTCAAATGTGCCGGTCAGCTTCTTGTGCTGTACGCCCATTTTCTTTGTATAGGTATCTAAGTTCATGTTACTATGCAGGTAACTGCAACGAAACTCAAAACAGTTATACATATCACATTTCAAGACTTTGCGAGATCGGACGGCGAAAACTTCTTCCGGCTCAAATGGGTAAATACCTCTTAGAAACTGGAACTCATAGGAAAGATTGTGAACAAAAACAACCAGAAAATTATCATCAAGAATGTTATGCAACTTCTTTTGAAATTGTGTAAATTCATCCCACGTTCTCCCTATAACTGTGTAGGCGTTTCCAAATTGCCACTGCCAAACATACATAATAGAATTTTCAATATCTGCAAGTCTGGTTGTCTCAATGTCAAACGCTGTTACAAGGTCTTTATATTTCCGGCGCTTCTTTGTGCGTTGGTTGCCTTTCTTCCTTTTTACTTCCGGTACTTGCTCAAGCCATTCAACAGGAAATTCTGACGGCTTGATTACCATAGAAATTCATCTAACGCTTGCAATAGCTCACCAGAAGATCGTTCAACAACATTTGACTTACGTTCAAATGGTGCATCTCGCTCCGCTTGCCACGCTTGAAACGCCCGGAAAATTTCGGCTGATTTATTGACTTTCTGCGTTGCTCGTTCAAATGCTTCTGAGTTTTTGATTTTCTCGTATACGTCCATTGCTACAAGACTACCATAGCCACGCAGATTAGACGCTTTCCAGTAACGGAAGAACTCGCCCAAATCATTGAAATTTTGTTCGTTGACGTATTCATAGCCATGTTCGTGGAAAGTCTTGATTGCTTCTTTGCGATAACGTTTAATACCTGTGAGTGTGCCGGTCTTGGCTTGCATCATCTTTGCGATGTCTGCTAATAGGATTTTCTGCTCGTATGGTTTCAGTTCAGACGCAGGTTTATACTTGTCTTTGTTATAATAGTATGTCTTGCTCGCTCTGCCGATTTCGCTTTCTTCCATGCGCTTTAAGCGCTTTACTGCGATTGCTCTTAGTCTCTGGTATTCGTGCTTGATTGTTTCAGGTGTCCACACATCAGCGTGTCGAATTGCATCCAGTGTGTACAGTTCGGGGGTTTCTTTTGGGTCAATCACTTCCCCGGTTGCCGGGTCTGCTGTTCGGTAAAACTTCATGCTTTGCTATCTCCTTTCGGAAAAGTTCACGGCAATAAGCCGATGTACTCATATCACGTTCGGCGGCTATGACCTCAAGGGAATCCTTGAGATCAGCCGGAACGGATAGGGTCAAATGGGTCGTTGCCCGGTGCTTAAAACGGCTTCGCATTGTTCGTTGGTCAATTCCTTTCGTATAAGATTGATACGGAGACTTGGCTTAGTGCGCTTGATATAGTTCACACATTCAAGCGCCGTTCGCAAATTGAAAAACAAATATGTTCTCGTGTCAATATGCTCAAAGTGGACAGTCAACAAAAAGCACTTAGTTTTCATGTAAATTCCTTTCTAACAGGCGTGATCCCTGCTCACTGTATTCCCAGATTTCAACATCGTAGCCGCAATTATAGAAACGGATAGAGCGCTCAAAAATCCAACTGTAATCATTTGACCATAAACTAAGCTGTAAATAATGCTTAGAATATATCAACCGATAACGCATTTAATACGCCTCCTTTCCAAAATACCGCAGTGCTAACTGGGCCATGCGGCGATCGTCTTTCATGAGTAGCATTAGCAACTTCCAGACTTTCCATTCACCTTTGAGAATTGCAACCTCTTGGTCACACTCTCCGTATTTGTCACGCTTGCTTGAGTAGAGATCAAAAGCAATGCTTTCACATTCTTCAACGTACTTCATCAGGGTTTTAAACCGGATTTCATCGTTGATGTTTTTATAATGAATTTCATTCATGATTTAACCCTCCTTAAGATAAATATTAGAGAATATACTCCATAAGCCCACACATTAACTTATTTTGTCCAGTATTCAAAATCTGCAAGGATATATTCTACATTTTCTTGAGTGTTAGGCAAGTTATACCCTGAACCATTCCCACCTAAAAACAACTCGCCGTAATCGTTAATGCCGCAAGAAATCCCACTTTTCGGGTCATAATCAAAAATAATCATAATTCACCTTTCCATGTGTGGGCTTATGCAATATATTCAGTTGTCAAGGTGCTTCCCGGTGATCTCCACTCGTCCCCCACGAGCCGGTCAAAGCCTGACCGGTGGCTCTTGAACTGAGTATAGAATAACATAAGCAATACTAAAATTCAATAACTTTGAGTATTATATATTCTAATATCCATCATAAGAAAATAATATACCTCCGCTTTAGCACGTTAAAGCACACCCTGTCCGCCTGCCACGTACAAATTGTGTCCGTGTTGTGCG